GTGATACTGCTATACAGGAGGAGCCTCTTTCAGGGGTAACTTTGGATAAAATGGTAAAGACGTACGTGAAGATACGTGATCGTCGTTCTGAGATTAAGCGGAATTATGAAGCAGAAGATACGGCGCTTGTAGATGATCTTGACAAGATTAAGGCGGCACTACTAGCCCATTGTAAAGAACATGGCGTTGACAGTGTTAGGACTTCGGAAGGTTTGTTCTATCGGACGGTTCAACAAAAGTATTGGACGGATGATTGGGAGCAAATGCACAAATTCATACTGGAACATGCAGAGCCTTCCCTACTTGATAAACGCATCAACCAGAAACATATGAGAGAGTTCTTGGAGGAAAACCCCAAGTTACTGCCAAAAGGACTTAACTCTAATTCTATATACACAATTTCAGTAAGGAAAAAATAACATGCTAAGTGAATTCGTTAACGTCAAAGGAGTAGCTGACCATTTTAAAGTATCGGAAAGGTTAATCCGTACTTGGGTAAGCCAAGGTAAGATTCCCAAAGATACCTATGTGCACATTCAACAGACGTATAGGTTTAATCTTGCGGCGGTTGAAGCTGCATTGCTGGCAGATCAGGGTGGAGAGGAGCCGTGGAGTATGACTGCGGTGACTACTAGTAACCCTGACACTATCGAAGAACTCTCTGATGCCATGTACACGGCGACTAAAGGAGAGGACAGAATCTCAGAGGCTAGAGTCTTAACCCCAGATAACATAGGTTCGTGGGGGGATAACAGCCCTGAAGACAGTGCAATTCCTGAATTTGATACCGATCTATGAATAGAATTAGTATCCGTGAAAAAACCTTTAATGGGATACATGCTCAAGAACAACTAACTAACGTATCCGTAGTGATTATAGGCGTAGCCTTTGTGTCTAGGATTTATTATAAAGACGCTTACAGTTCGGAAAAAGTGGCTAGACCTACGTGTTGGTCAGGGGATACGGAAACACCAGCGTTAGATGTACCGGAAGATCAACGCCAATCAGGACGCTGTGTAGATTGCACTCAAAATATTAGAGGTTCAGGTAGGGGTACAGGACGGGCATGTAGGTTTGTGCAACGTCTAGCTCTTGTTCTAGAGGATGATCTGGAAACAGTTTATCAGCTACAACTCCCCCCCACTTCGATATTTGGGGATGCAGTAAAAGGGGATATGCCCCTTCGTGCATACGCACGATACCTTGAGGCGAGGGAAACGCCTTTCGTTGCTCTAGTGACAGACATGTATTTTGATGCTGAGAGTAACACACCAAAACTTTTCTTCAGGCCAGTACGACCTTTGGAAGAGCAGGAGCTAGAGACTGTCAAAAGAATGATGGAGCATGAGGATACTACTGAGGCGCTGACACTAAGTGTGGTCTCTGTGGAAGATAGAAGTGTTTCACCCTTCGCAGTAACTGACGGCTTTACAATTAATAACTAAGAGTTTGGAGAATATATGAGTTACCTTATAAAAGAAGTTGATATTTTGTACCCTCGTCTCGATAAGACGTATAGATTTGATAACGCTGAGAACCGTAGCGTGCCGTGCGGCCCGTTGGAAAAGAACGCAGAGTACAACACTAAGTTCCGCATGGACGAGGGGACTGCTACAGCCTTGATGCAGGTAATGGCTGTTGCGTACAATGAAAAACGCAAAAAGAACTGGCCCGAAAAAATCCCGATGCCTTTTGAGAAAAACGAGGATGGAACGTATACCGGGAAGTGCAAACTCGCTGGGTCTTTTGATGGGGTAGAAGCAGTAAACCCCCCTAAACACTTTGACGCTAAAAACACTGAGTTAGAAGAGGGGTTCCAGTTAACTACTGGCAGTATCGCAAACCTGTACGTTGAGCCTGTCCCCTACTCAGGTTCAGGCAGTATTGGTACGGGAGTCTCTTTACGGTTACGTGCGGTACAGGTGATAACTTATAAGCCGCGTGAATCACGTTCTCCGTTTGAAGTAACTGAGGGGGGTTATGAATCTGAATCTCCCTTCGGAGCTACCGCCGAGGCCGTTGACTCAAAGACTGAAGCCCCTACTGCGATTCTTACCGCTGTTGAGGATGTGTTTAGTGCAGAAGCAGAAGTTATAGAGCCACCGAAGAAGAAAGTGACGTCCAAGACAACTGCGCCTAAAGATGATGTTGATCTGAGCGCCCTTGTCGCAAACTGGGACGACTAACTAGAGTAACTACTGGGCTTCTAACCACAGAAGCCTATACTCTAAAATACCACGGCTAGCGTTGGTGAAGAGGGCAAATTTCTAGCCCCTGCCGTGGTCACTTTCGGTTTTGGGATAGCTATGGAAACAAAGATATTTCTAGAAGAGGCTTTAGCAGATGATGGACTATACTGTATATTCGCCGCGAATACGCGAACAGATCGACGAGTGCAAAAGTTTTTTACGTCTGTTGATGCCCTCATTGATGGCGCAACTGCATTAGATAACCAAGGGTTCAACGTATACTTTGCTCTATCTACGTTTAATGAGACCAATTCTCGTAAAGTAGATAATGTAAAGAACGTAAAGTCTTTTTTCTTAGACTTAGATTGTGGCCCAACCAAAGAATTTCCTACACAACAAGATGCAATATCGTCCTTAATGCAATTTTGTAGTGTTAACTCCTTACCTCGTCCAACGATTATAAACTCTGGGCGCGGTGTCCATGTTTACTGGATTCTCAAAGAAGCCGTTTGTCTCGCAGATTGGTTGCCCGTTGCGGAACGACTAAAGGCCTTGTGTGTTAAGCACAACTTTGAGGCTGACCCCTCAGTTACCGCAGATGCTGCACGGGTGCTGCGTGTCCCGCAAACCCATAACTATAAACCAGATATCCCAGTAGAAGTGACTTTTATTGGGGGTCATTCTGTATCCCCCGTTGACTTTGATAACTTCAGTGCGTTGCTTGGGGCTAACGTAATACCAGTTCCCTCTAAAAGAGTAAAAGAGGGAGACGCAATGATGCGTGCCGCGCTTGATAACCGCGAGTACAAGTTCAGGGACATTCTATCGAAATCTGGTGATGGTAAAGGTTGTTTACAGATAGCCTATGCACTCAGCCGCCCGAGTGAAGTAATTGAACCTGTCTGGCGTGGGGTGTTATCTATCCTAAAAGCGTGCACTGACGGTACAAGGGAAAAAGCCCATAAGATATCTAAGGGCTACGAAGGGTATAGCCCACAAGAAACTGATGTGAAATGGGACAATCTGACTCCAGACAAACGCTATACCTGTAACACGTTTGAAGCAGTTAACTCCGAGCCGTGCCGTGCATGTCCTAATCGGGGTAAGTTTCGCAGCCCCTTGTATATAGGGCAGTCAATCAAGGAAGCTACAAAAGAAGACAATGTTGTTACAGTAGAAGCCCCTGCGTTTACCCTGCCGAATACCCCGGTTACTACATACACTATACCCGAGTTTCCTAAACCTTATATCCGTGGTGCTAATGGTGGGGTGTACGTACGAACACGAGATAAGGATGGGGATGTAGAAGAGAAAGAAATATATCGCAATGACATTTACGTGGTACAACGCGTTATGGATATTGAGAGTGGGGAGGCGATAGTAATACGTCTACACATGCCAAAGGACGGGGTTAGAGAATTCACACTGCCCCTTACCGCAGCTACATCCCGCGACGAATTTAGAAAAGAGATGGCTAAACAAGGGGTCACTCTCCTAAATGTTGACGCTTTAATGAAGTACATGATGGCTTGGATTCACAAACTACAGGATACAAAAATGGCAGATAACGCGCACCGACAATTCGGATGGGCAGACAACAATCAAACTTTTATATTGGGCAATCAAAAGATTCGTGCAGATTCTATCGAGTTTAATCCCCCATCAGCTTCTACCGTAGGGTTGTTCGCTGCCTTCGAGCCAAAAGGGGATTTTGAATCATGGAAAAAGTTAATGGATTTCTATAACCGAGATGGTTTTGAATTGCACCAGTACGTGATATGTATGGGATTTGGGTCTATCCTTATGGAGTTCATCGGGGGGATAGCGTGTTCGGCCCTGCATTTACATAGTAAGGATTCAGGTCTAGGTAAGACTACAGCGATGATAGCATCGGCTTCAATATGGGGTAACCCTTCAGACCTAATACTTGACGAAAGAGATACGCATAACAGTAAGATGTTAAGGTCTGAGGTACTACATAGCTTGCCTTTGTTTATAGACGAGTTAACCAACACATCACCGGAAAACCTGAGTAATTTAGCGTATCAGTTTACCTCCGGTAAGCAACGAGCGAGAATGGTAAGTGGCGCTAACGCGGAACGCCCACGTGGGGAACCGTGGAGTCTCCTTGCAGTCACTACCGGCAACACAAGTTGCATTGAACGTATACGTTTGAAAAAAGAAAATCCGAGTGCAGAAGCCCAGCGCATATTAGAGGTACAGGTTGATAAGCTGTTTACAAGTACAGATTCTAAAACAGAAACTGATAAGTTTACAGATGAGTTAGAACTGCACCACGGACACGCGGGTGTTAGGTTTGTACAGTACGTCATGAAGAACCAACTCGCCGTTATACAACTTCTGAAAGAAGTACAGGTAAACATAGATAAGCGAGTGGGGTTGAAGTCAGAGAATCGCTATTGGTCAGCGGGGGCAGCGGCTACAATCACGGGCGGTATAATTGCTGTTAAGTTAGGGCTTATAGGGTATAGCATCCCTAAAATCACGACATGGATTGAGGGTGTATTGACTGATAATCAAAGTTATTCGGCTTCAATGGCGGTGACCCTTGATCAAACACTAAACGAATACCTCGCTGAAAACTACAATAGTATCTTACGGATTAAGTCTACAGCCGACGCTAGATCGTCAATAGCAGGAGCAGATGCCCTTGTTCAACCTGAGCTGACACCCCGTGGGCAACTGATTGCACGTTATGAGACAGATACCAAGAAGCTCTTCCTAGTACCGAAACCGTTTCGGAAGTGGTGTGGTAAGCAGCAGATAAACTATGCTCAGTTTACCACTGACCTTAAAAATAAGATGGGTGCACGACAAGAGAGTGTACGGCTAGCTAAAGGCACACTGTTTAAAATCAATCCCATGATGGTATGGGTGGTGGATTTCAAAGAGGAGAATAATAATGGCGCGGGGGGTGGTACGGACATTTGATCTGTGCCCCGATGGGGTAAGGATTGTCGTTCCGTGGGACGCTATAGCAGTAGGGATGTCGGTTTTTGTCCCCTGTTTGGACGCGCCAAAGGCTATTGATGAGTTTGAAAAGATAGCTTCAAGTCGCGGTTGGTACATTGCCGCTAGAATAGGTATCAATAAAGGTAAGTACGGGGTTCGTATTTGGAGGGTTATGTGATATATTTCCGCAAGCAAGTGCACCCTGTCCCTTATTTAGTGCACTTGTTGTTCTCCTGCTCTCCAGAGCAACCCCCCACTCCGGTGGGGGAATCCTAATGTAGAGATAAAACTCGTTCTGATAAGCGTTGCGCCCGTTCAGGAGTCTGCTGACTCCATCTGGAATCGA